AACCTGTCTCCACGCCTTCTGCGATTCCGGCTGCACGCTCAGCCGGGCAACCTTCACCACGACCTATACGCTCGGATCAGGGGGGACCAGGAGCTTCCTGCCGTGGAGCGGGTCTCCTCCTCCCAATGCGGCGCTCTACGCGCTCGGAACGGTTGCCTTCACGACGGGCGCCGCGGCGGGCAACCGCCGGACGGTGGCCTTCGGCGACTCAACCGGCCTGACGCTGGTAACGCCGCTGATCTACCTGCCGAGCGCCGGCGATCAGTTCACGGCGTTCCAGGGTTGCGACAAGTCGCTGGACTCGGGCTCGGGCCAGAGCTGCACGGCCTACGCCAACACGCAGAACTGGCGCGCCTTCCGGTTCACGCCAACTCCCAACGCGGCCTTCTGATGGTCATAGTCCAGCAGACGGTGAGCGTCAGCGGCCGGGAGGTTACGGTCCAGCGCTATCATCAGGCCGCGGAGGTCCACACCTTCCCGAGCGCGGAGGAGGCAGCTGGTCGCGCCGCGATCGTGCGCGAGGGCCTGGAGTGGGTAGGAACGCCGTTCATCAACTGCGCGGACGTGAAGGGGCGCGCTGGCGGGGTGGATTGCGCCATGCTCATGGTGCGTTGCTACGTGGACACGGGAAAACTGCCCGCGTTTGACCCGCGGCCGTACTCGGCGACGTGGATGCAGAGCCGGGGCGAGGAGAAGTTTCTGGAGTGGGTGGAGACGAAGCTCGGCGCGCGCCGGGTGGAGAAGCCACAGCTCGCCGACCTGGTCATCTGGATGTGGGGGCGCTGCTACAGCCACGGCGGCCTGCTGATCAACTCGCGGGAGGTTGTCCACGCCTTCGGGCCCGCGGACTGTTGCCTGATAAGCCGGATGGACGAGGAGCCGATCAAGTACGTTCCGTACAGGTCCACCAACTTCCTCCGGCCCGTCCGCTACTACGACGTGTGGAGCGGCTGAGATGGCAGCGTACCTCGGTCTCGGCAACCAGACGAACACCCAGGCAGTCGTCAAGTATGGCTCGCTGCAGGTTGGCACGTCGCAGATTGACATTCCGATCCCGTACCTGCTAGGCCAGCGCCGCATCAACTACAACTGCGTCTGGTTCAATCACTTCGTCGCCACGCCGGCGAACGCCAAGGGCAAGGGCGGCTCCACGAAGGGGGAGCAGCAGTACACCTACACGGCCGCAGTGGTTCTGGCCGCCGGCGAGGGAGAGGTTGACTCCATCCTGAACGTGTGGTCCGGTGGATCAACTACCAACACGACTACGCTCTCCAAGCTGAACCTCACCTTCTACAACGGCTCGGCGACGCAGACGCCCCCACCATACATCACAACCAACTACCCGGATGAGGCGCTCTCCTACGCGCTGACCGCGTTCTTCTTCAGCCCTAAGTTCAGCCTCGGGTCCTCGGCTACCGTCCCGGACAACGCCTTCGAGGCCATCCGGGCCAATGGCTTTACGGACACGCTAACCACGGACGGCTGGACGAACCCGATCACGCTGGTCAACACGCCTGGCACCGACTTCAACATGGCCGATATTATTCCGGACGTGCTGACGAACGTGCAGTACGGCATGGGCTTCCAGAGCGGGGACCTTCCGGACCTCACCGTGTTCCGCGCCTATCAGCGTGCACAGGGCTTGTTCTTCTCGGTGCATCAGGTCAACCAGGAGAAGGCCACCGACCTTATTGACCGCTACGCGAAGTGGGCCAACTGCTTCATCTACTGGGGCGGCGCCGGCTTCGTGATCGTGCCGCTCGGCGACAGCGCGCTGAGCGCGAACGGCGCCACGTACACGCCGGACCTCACTCCCGCCTACAACCTTGACCTCCTGGACTACGTGGGCAGCGACGGACTCAAGGTCACGGTCACGGACCCGGCGGACGCCTCCTCCCGCACGCGACTGGAGTTCTGCGACCGGACGCTCTGCTACTCCACCAACACGGCCGAGTACACGGACACGACGCTGCGCGATGAGGTTGGGCTCCGCGACGACTCCAGCACGCAGGCCGATGAGATTTGCGCGCCGCAGGTTGCGCAGGTCGTCGTTCAGCTGATTGGGAAGCGCCTCGCGTGGATCAGGCGACAGTTCACGTTCAAGACCTCCTATCGCCGCATCCGCCTGGTTCCCGGCTCCATCATCACAGTGACGGACACCAACCAGGGGATCAATGCGGTTCCCGTCCGCATTCTCACGGTGTCCCAGGACGCCAACCACACGCTCAGCTTCACGGCCGAGGAGCTGGTGCAGGGAACGGGCACCTACGTTCCGATCGCGATGGACACGGTCCCCATCACCACGCTGCCGAGCCAAACGGTGGACCCGGGCAACGTCAACACGCCGGCGATCGTTGAGCCGAACTCCTCCTACACGGGGAACAAGCCGCAGCTACTCATCTCAGCCTCGGGCAACCCAGCGACGTGGGGCGGCTGCCTCACGTTCGTCAGCTTCGATGGCACTGACTACCAGCAGGTGGGGACGATCAATGCGCCGGCCTACCAGGGCGTTCTGACGGCGCCGCTCGCGGCCTACGGCGGGACCAACCCGGACACGGGCGACACGCTGGCCGTTGATTTAGCCGAGAGCGGAGGCGTACCCGGTCCAGTCACCAACCAGGACGCGCAGCAGTGGCGCACGCTCTCGCTGATAGCGGCGCAGCCAACCCCGAGCGGCGGCTTTGAGGTCGTGCCCTCCAACGGCGAGCTGCTGGCCTTCGGCAACGTCGCCACAACCGGAACTCATACGGCCGACCTGACCTACCTGTATCGTGGCGGCTACGGGACCGCGGCGGGCGCCCACTCCACCGGCGATCAGTTCACGCTGCTGGACGTATCGGGCTCCAAGGACACTACGGTCATCTTTGACCTCCCGGCGCAGTACGTCGGCCAGCCGCTATACGTCAAGTTCGCCTCCTTCAATATCTTCGGTCAGGAGACCCAGGACCTGGCCGCCTGCACGGCCTATCAGTACACGCCCTCGGGCGCCGGCTACGGCGGCGGTACTGGCGGTGTCCCCCTGGTTCCTACCGGTCTGACAGCGAGCGCTGGGACGGGCCAGAACGTGATCACGTGGAACGCCAACGCGTCCACTGACAACGTGACGTTCTACAGGCTCTATGCGGCGAGCGGGCTCAGTCAACCGTTTGGGAGCGCCATTCTGATCTGGTCGGGCCTGGCGACCAACTATGTTCATACCGGGCTCGTTAGCGGCGCGGAGTTCACCTACTTTCTCTCCGCGGATAACGTGATCGGGGATTCCGGGCCCACGGCTGGCGTCAATTGTACGTCTGGAACCTTCATGCCAGCATCGTCGGCGTCGCTCACCGTGTGGATGGAGGGGCTCGGTCTTGACAATGAGATGCTGGGTGAGACAGTCACCACACAGAATATAACCTTCACCGGCTATCGCTTCGCCTGTCACGCAGACGTGCCGCCAGTCAGCGATGCTACCTTCAACCTGTGGTACAGGTCATTCATGCCAGGCACGCCCGTCAAGTTTGCGACTGTATTGGTTCCGGCCGGCTCCTACACCGGGAGCATCACGTTCATTCCAAGCTCGGCAGTGGTTATTCCGGTGAACTCACTCATCTCTGTCAACGCACCGTCACCGGCCGATGTGTCGCTCGCCAATGTCTCCTTCTCGTTCACCGCGGAGCCCTCCCCATGAGCATGCTGCCGGTACAGACGAGCCTCGCGATCCACGGGGCGAGCGTGCCCGGGAGCATCACGCTCGGCGCGGCGCCGACAGTCGGCAATCTCCTCATCGCCTTCGTCGGCTGTGCGATCGGTTTTAGCAGCATCACCATCGGAAGCGGCTGGACGCTGTTTCAATATGTCATGGACGTGAACGCTCAGACCGTCATGACTGCGATGTATCGTTATGTGCAGGCCGGCGACACGGCCGCGCTTCCGGCCTTCTGGACAGCCGGTTCGACCTACTGGACGCACGATGTTTACGAGGTGCCTAACGTCTCTGGAACGTGGGCTAATGACTTCCTCTGTGCTATCCCGATGTGTGATTCGCTAACGACGGCGAACCTCCCTCCGTTCCCAGTCATCGCCAATGGCCTGGCGATCACCAGCGTGGCGCGCTATGACGGCAGCGCGAACTGGTCCATCTCCGGCTCATGGACGCTCGACAACACGGCGAACAACGCCGGCAATTATGGATCGGCGGGCGGCGCGAGCCGCGTCATTTCGAGCGGGCAGACGATAGACGGCGCCTGGTCCGGAGGCGGCACATCTTCGCCTTTCGGCGGCCTCATGGTTATGCTAACTACGAGTCAACCATCTGGCGGCGTTTATCCTCGCAACGTGTTTCAATCAAGCGGCTCCGGCATTCCGGGAAGCGTAACCGTTCCGTGGGTGCCGAAGGTTGGCTCGCTCCTCCTGGCTTATCTGTACTGGTCGAACGGTTCGGCAACTAACCCGACCGTCAACACTAGCAAGTGGACAGATCAGGCCGACGCGACACTCACGACGAAGGCTCAGCTCCTGCTATACAGGTATGTGCAGATCGGAGATACGTCCGCTCTGCCGGCGCTCGCAACGGCAGGGAGTAGCAACTGGGCGGTTATATTTGTTGAGCTGGTAGGCGGCAGTGGTACGTTCGGCAGCGATCACGTCTCCGACAAGGTAGGAGCCCAGGCGAACGGTGCGACGCTCACGTCCACCGCCGATACCACGACGGCCAACAATCAGGTTGGGTTGCTCTCCTATGGCAACTACGACGGCAATGGATTGATGAGCACGACCGGGTTCTCCGGCTATCTCGACTCATATTTCAACTTCGGGAATTGGGGCTCATATTTCGTCGCCTTCAAGTTCTTCCCGACCTCCGGCAGCACCGTCCAGGGGACGATGACGCCGAACAATAGCAGTGAGCCTCAATCTTACATTCAATCCATCTTCAACCAGGGCGCCGGCGAGACGCTCGGAACTGTCGCGCAGACGCTTTTCAAGATTAGCCAGGCGGCAGTGGGTGCAGATGTTCAATATGATGGGACGGTCCACCAGACGCTCGGCCTTCTGAAGCAGTCTGCTGTCGGCAATGTCGCACAGACTGAGGGCCACGTATCGCAGATGCTGTTCCGTGTCACGCAGGCCCTCGTCGGTGGAGATGTGGCCTATGATGGCGTGATCCGGCAAACGTTGTTCAAGATCAGCCAGCGGGCAGAGGCTACTGGCGATGTCATCGGGACCTCAACTCAGGTTCTGTTCAAGGTATCAATGTCCGTGCGGGGAATCGTACCAAAGCCCGCCGGAACCGGCAACAGGTACGTGGTAGGCTCTGGAATATGAGCCAGAAGGAGAACTGACAATGGCTGCAAATCCAATGATTTCCATGGGCTCTGCGCAGGCAGGGCTGGACGCTATCCTAGCGAAGTTGAACGTCGGCGGCGCAGGATCAATCAAGATATTCACGGGCTCCATGCCCGTGACCTGTGAAACAGCCGATACCGGCACGCTCCTCTCGTCTGGGATGAACCTCTCCTCGACCGCCTTTGCGGCATCCACCGACAACGGCGACGGGACCGCCAAGGCAACGGCCAACGCAATCTCCACCGACACGAACGCGGCTGGAACAGGGACCGCTGGCTATTTCCGGGCGTATCCGCATACTCCCACCACGACGAATGCGGTGATCCAGGGCACAGTCGGCACATCCTCTGCCGATATGATCTTGAACTCCACAAGTATCGTGGCCGGTGGCGAGGTGTCCATCACAAGCTGGACCGTGCAGCTTCCAGACGGCTCAGGTGCAGATTAGTGGCAGCGCGTCTGATAGTATAACTGGAGAGGGACCTAACAAATGGCACAGAAGTCCATCACCAGGGGGCCGCGCGTAATGGCCAGCAAGACGCAACTTGAGATAGCAGCCCAGCTCGGTGGGATCAACGAGGCGCTGAAGCACGGCGAGCAGGACCGCGAGGAGTTCAAGGCAGAGATACGGGAACTAGCAACGGTGATTACTGGCGTGCGCGAGGAGCTGGCGGGCCTGCGCCAGAACGTCCAGTCCAGCACCACGGCCATCACCGCGCTGGCCGCGGCCAAGCTGGACGAGCGCGTCAAATTGATTGAAAGCGACTGGGCCAGGTTCAAGCTGGAGGCGATCACCGAGGACCGCAGCCGCATCGCCGCGATGGAGCAGGACTGGAAGCAGCTCAAGGGCGACGATCCGCGCTCGCCGCGGGAGCGTCTGGACCTCATCGAGGCGACGGCGCTGGACTACCAGAACGTCAAGAAGGCCGTCCTGAAGTACGTTCTGCTCGGGCTGGTCGCCTCCACCATCTCCGGCGGCCTCGGCTACGGCATCGCCAACGTCGTCGCCTCGGCAATGGGCGTCGGCCTGATCGGCAGGCCAGGAACTACCGTCAACGTGGAGCCGGTGGTGCCGGCGCCCCTCCCGCAGCTGAAGTCACCACCTGGCAAGTAGAGGAGAAGAACATGCTTGGAACCATTCTCATCATCGTGCTCGTCCTGCTTCTGATCGGCGCGCTTCCGACGTGGCCGCACAGTCAGGGTTGGGGTCCATACCCGAGTAGCCTGCTCACGGCCATGATCGTCATCGTCGTGATCCTTCTGCTGCTTGGACGGATTTGAGCGAGTACGGCGAGTGGTGCGAGCGGAAGGGCGTGGAGCACGGTCACTGTCCCGATGGGTGCGACCATCCGCAGCCGGCGCTCGGCGATGACGGCGAGGCCTACTGCATGGTCTGCTGGTTCACGGCCAAGAAGATCAGCCGAATGATCCCGTGTACGCCGGAGGTTTGCCGTTGACCCACTTTCCGCTGAGCCAACTTGAAGCCAAGTTGTACAAGGTCGTCACCGTCACGACGACGGAGATTGAGCAGGACGACGAGTCCAAGGGGATGTACGTCTTCAGGGACAAGGATGGGGCTAAGTTCCTGTGGAGCCCGCGCCCCTATAGCTATGAGGACCATCGCGTGCAGACGGTCGCCGAGGCCGATGAAATCATGTTTCTGTGCCCGCTGTGCTTCGCGAGGAACGGCGGCGCCGTGGACACCCATCAGGTGCTGGTGACGTTCGCCGGCCGCAACATCCCCGAGGAGGCGGGCAGCCGCGACGCCGATGGCAAGCCCTCGCGCTGGACGGCCAGCGGGACCTCCCTCGACGACCTGGTGCTGACGCCGTCAATCCTCCTTGACGCCAAGCGCAAGGCCGAGGACGGCTGTCACTGGCACGGCTTCGTCGGCTCCAGTGGAATCCCGCCGGGTCACGCCGGCTAACCCAGCAAGGAACGCTCCCATGCCCATCTTCGGCCTCGCCGCCTTTCAGCTCGCCGTCCCGATCATCCTGGACGTGGAGGGACGGCTCAATGATCATCCCACCACGGACCCCGACGGGGGCGTCACCAACTTCGGGATCAGCCAGAAGCAGAACCCGGACGTGGACGTGCCCCACCTCACGCGCGCCACCGCGATCGCCCTCTATCAGGTGAAATACTGGCGCCCGTGCGGCGCCGACTCCACCCCCTGGCCCCTGTGCGCCGTTCTGTTTGACGCGGCGGTGAACCAGGGGGTAGGGGAGGCGATCGTGCTGGCGCAGCGCGCCTGCAAGCTCCGGGAGGACGGGGTGCTCGGTCCGGTGACGCTGGCCGCCCTTCTGGCCGGGGAGCCGTGGGACCTGGCCGCGCGGCTGGCGTCTGTTCGGCTTCGGGCGTACCTGCTAGACCGGGAGTTCCAGCAGGACGGCGCCGGGTGGTTCTACCGCGTGTCGCGCGTCCTCCTAGCCGCCGGCCACGCGGCCGGCTCAACCTGAAGGGGTCATTGGTAATGAGCAGCAACAGCCCATCATCTCCCGTAACGTCCATTGGCATGAGCGTGGTTCGCTCGGGCGTCAAGCTCGGTGGCGCGTGGCTCGTGCATCACGGCTTTCAGACGCAGTCGCAGGCTACCTTCTGGAGCGGCTTTGCGGTGGTCGCCGTGGGCGTTCTCTGGTCCGCGTGGACCGCGTATCGGAAGCAGCATCAGATTCTCGGCCACTGAAGAAGGGGCGAGAGCCGGGGCGGCCCTCCCGTGCCACGGGTCAAACTGTAGAGGAGTGTCACAGCTATGAGAACCTTCAGAACCTTGTTTGTGGCCGGCGCGCTGGCGGCCGGCCTGGCGCTGGCCGGGTGTCAGTCCGGGGGCGCCGGCGGAGGCATCACGATCGGAGGGCCGGGCACGGTGGAGGGAGACGCGGTCTCCTTCACGCTGAGCGACATGGCCAAGGTGGACGCGATCGCCGAGGCCAACCCGACGGGGGAGCTGGCGCCGCAGATCATCCAGTGCTACCCGGCGGCCAAGGCGTGGCTGCTCAGCCTTCCCGGCGCGTCCGCCGGCATTCAGGTCTCCGGCCTGCTGAGCTTCGCCTACAACGGCCTGCTGGTGGTCAACACCGTGCAGCAGGGCATCCCGGACGGCGTCTACAACGCGTGCGGGCCGCTCTACTTCAAGGCGCACACCAAGTTCCTGGCCGTCCTCGCCAGGGGCGCGGCCATCCTGCACCCCTGAAGCGCGAACGCGCGCAGGGACGACAACGGCCGGCGCGAGGAACGATCCCACGCGCCGGCCTTTTCATTTGTGGAAAGGGCTGGGATCATGAAACGGTACATTCTCACGATTGACGGCGGCGGGATTCGCGGGCTTCTCCCGGCGATGCTGCTGCAGCAGGTGGAGATTCGCCTGAACGCTACGCTTCGCAAGCGGTTCTCCATGATCGCCGGGACCTCCACCGGCGGCATCCTGGCCTGCGGGCTCTACGCCGGCGTCTACACCGGCAAGCTCGTTGACCTCTACGACGAGCGCGGGCCGGCGATCTTTCAAAGATCGCTCCTTCGTAGCTTCCTGACCGGGTTCGGGCTGTGGGCGCCGCGCTACTCGGCCGCCAGCCTGGAGCGGGAGCTGCTCCAGGTTCTTGGCCCGAGGCTGCTGGGAACCCTCAGCCCGACGGAGCTGCTGGTGCCCACCTACTGCGTCCGGCTCCCCACGTGCGAGGACACGGACGGCGACGGGGTGGTGGAGGGCCGGGCCACGCTGTTCTTCAAGTCGTGGGAGGCGCGGACGGACCCGGCGCTGAACTTCATGCTCAGGGACGTGGCCCGCGCCACCAGCGCGGCGCCGGTCTACTTCCCGGCCGCCGAGATTCGCAACCTCAAGGGCGAGCCCTTCCTCTGCGTGGACGGCGGGACCTACGCCAACAACCCGGCGATGGACGCCGCGGCGGACGCGCGCCGGCTGTGGCCGGACGACGAGCTGGTGGTGATCAGTCTCGGCACCGGCTCGCTGATCAAGGCCGTGCCGGGTTCCGGGAACTGGGGCGCCGCGCAGTGGCTCCCCACGATCAGCAACGTCTTCATTGACGGCGCGGCGGACGTGGTCAGCTACCAGATGACCCACGTCGCCAAGCTGGACCCCCGGGTGACCTTTCTTCGCTGCGAGACGGCGATCACCGGCGCGTCGGAGCAGATGGACGCGACCGGGCCGGCCGACATGGCTCAGCTTCGTCTTCTGGCCGGGAGGTACGTCAATGCGCACCTCCCGCGGGTGCTGGCCCTGTTCTAGTTCGCCTCCGCCGGGAGCGGAACCATTATCTAGTCGATGCGCTCGAAGATCATGAGCGCCTTGAGGGGCGCCCCCACTAGGGCCGAGGGCTTCAGGGGAATGGCCGTGTGGAGGCGGAAGCCGGCGGGCGGCTCAAAGTCGGCGATGTGCACCATCGTGTCGGTGACGTTCGCGTCCGGCGGTATCTTGGCGGTCACGATCTGGTAGCGGGCCTTCATGACTACCACGTGGCCGCGCTTGGCCTCGGCGGCCGTTTCATTGTCCTGAGTGCTCATGTTTTCTCCGTGTGGGGATCAGATGAGGGCGTGGCGCTCGGCAATCCACTCCAGCAGCGTCACGTCGGCTATCATGGGAGGACCCTCGTCGACGAGCCGAAAGCCGCCGAGGTCCTTCTTGACTAGGTTGGTCCGGCTGTCCGGGTTGTTGTCCAGCGAGACGTGGACCTGCGTGCCGTCGTCCAGCCAGACGTAGAGCCGGAGCGTGATCATGTGCTTACCACCCATGGGAGGCCATCGTCATGAGAACCACGATGCCGGCCAGCGTCAGGACGCCGACGACCCCGGCGGCGAGGCGTTCCCGCCAGCGCGGGTTCCCGGCGATCGGGGGCGGGGGTTCGGCCGTCACCATCAGGTCGTGCGGGTGCGGCCAGTGGCTCTTGAGGTAGGAGCCGTTCGGCTCCCAAGTTGAGAAAATGCAGTGGGGCGTGAAGCGCCCGACGATCCCGGTGGGGAGAACCTCAATCACGCGAACGGAGTGACCGTCCCGCGTGCGCACCACGTCCTCGGGCGCCAGCTTGCGCCAGCTTCCCGTCACCACTACTCCCAGGATCGCGGACGGCGTGTCCGGGAGCGCCTCGTAGTTGAACAAGTCGGTCATAGCTTAATCCCTTCCAGGTGGTGACGATCGCCGCAGTGCGGACACTGGCAGACAACCATTAAGGACTGGCTGACGGCCTCGCCATCCTCCTCCGGCTCGTCGTCGGGGTCGCCGTCCAGCTCGTCCAGCAGGCGGACGTAGGGCGCCGCGTCCTCGTGGTAGCCGGCGGCGATCATCTCCTCCACCAGCGCCTCCAGCTGGAGCCGCAGCGCGATCACCTCGGCCGCGTGGCTGGCCCGCGCGCTGGAGAAGGGGCCGGTGATCATCCTCCGGCCGGCGAAGGGGAACGACACCCACCACCCGGGCAGCCCCGTGACCTGGATGGTCTCAGTCTCGTAGTCGCTCATTCTTCATTACCTCCCATGTCCTCTAGCACGCGGTCCAGCTCGTCCTTGTCGGCGGCCTCCTGGGCGAGCGCCTCGCTCCACAGGGTCTCGTCGCGCACCTTCCGGACGGCGTCGCTGATCAGCTCGGCGATCGCGTCGGGAGGGAGGGCGTCCAGCTCCCACGAGGAGGAGCCGTGCTCGGCCACGTAGGCGGTCGCGCGGGCGTCCGAGAGCTTGGCCGGGTTCGGCGGCATCCTGTACCTGTCCACCTGCGGCCGGTTGAGCGCGAGGCGAACCACCTGAACGTCCACGCCGGCGAACATGGAGAGGCGCTCCCGGTTGTCCCGCGTCATGTCCAGCCCCGACGGGTCGTGGTCGCCGAGGTGGAACAGGATCGGGCGCTGGCCGTCGCGAACGGAGCCGGCGAGCTGCTGGCCGAGGCGCCACTGCTGGGACTGCGAGGAGTAGCCGCGGAAGGAGCAGAACGGGACGCGGAGGTCGTGGCAGACGTTGCCGATCACCCCGATCATGGCGTCCTTCTCCACGCCGACGACCGGACGGAACGGCTGACCGCGCCAGAGGTCAACCTTGTAGCCGGCGCGCGCCGAGGCGACCGCGTGCGTCGGCGAGCTGTACATGACGTTGTCCCGCGTGTAGCGCGTCCGGTCCTCGATGGCCCTCCAGCTCACCAGTCCGGCCAGCCGGCCGTCGCTGATCAAGGTTCCGAGCCGGTCGTAGGCGCGGTCCTCGTTGGGGATCACGTTGCGCGTCACCAGCTGGTAGTAGAGCTGGCGCAGCGTCATGGAGTAGCCCTTTCCCTCATACTCGTGGATGATTTCGTTGGCGCGGCCCAGCAGGATCATCGCGTCCGCGCCAAACTTCTTCGGGACGTAGCAGCGGTAGTGGCCGGGGTCCTCGCTCACGAGCGACCGATCCTGGGCGCGTGCGAGGCGCCCCCGTCAACCTGGCGGTCCAGCTTGATCTTCTCGGCCACGTCGTAGCCGCTCCAGTAGGCGGACTTGTCGGTGGTGTCCCGCGGACCGTTGCCGGAGCGGCGGCCGCCCCGCCGGCGGCTCCAGTACGCCCGGTCCTCCGCCGCCTCCCTTTCGGCCTTGGCCCGCGCCTCCTCGGGGTTGGCCTTCGCCCATCGGGTGTGCGCCTCCTCGGCCTCCCGCCGCCGGCGGGCGTCCTCCGCCCGCTGAGCGGCGCGCTTGGCCGTCCAGCCCTCGCCGTGGAGGAAGTCGTCGTTGGCCTCCTTCTCCCGCTGCTCGTGATCGGCGAGCGTCAGCGCCGTCGCGGTGGAGACCCCGGCGCGCTTCGCTCGCGCCGCGTCCCGCCGCGCCCGCTCGGCCTCCTTGAGCCTCATCTGCTCGCGCCGGTCCTCCACCTGCTCGATGATCCTGGCGGCGCAGCCCTTGCGGAAGCTCACGGCCCAGTTGGAGAAGCGCACCGCGTTGGCGCTGCCCGAGTAGACGTAGCCGAGGTTGACGCGCTCGCCGAGGCGCTCCAGGGTAACGCGCTCAATGGCCTCCTCAAGATACTGCGCCAGCGCGATCGTGGCCCGCGTGTTGACGATGCGGCCGACGAGGCGATGGCGCTTCTTGTTGACGTGGCCCTCGGTCGTGTAGCGGTCGCGCCCCGTCCCGACGCGCTTGGACCTCGTGAAGACCCGGTAGTCCTGCGTCCAGTAGAGGCAGAAGTTCAGCTTGGCGACGGAGTCCCACAGCTCGCGCTGGTAGGAGTAGAAGCCGCCGTCCACCTTGGCCTCCTCCCGCTTGCCATCCTTGACGGCCGCGGAGTTCTCCACCGTGGCGGCGTCGAGGTTGTAGCGCGCCAGCAGCTCCTGCGCCTTGGCCGCGGCGCTCGCCGCCTCGTTCTCGTTGGGGTTCTTCGCCGCGAGGTTGAGGAGCTTCTTGATGCGCTCCAGAACCTCGTCCTCGGGCAGCTGGCCAGCGGCGCTCATGGCAGAATCCTAAAGGAGAAGCTCCGCCCAGCGTTGGCTTGCAGCAACCGGCTCATCATAACGACGGCTTCATCCCGGTTGGAGAACCGGCGCGCGTCTATCACCTTCGCGCTAAAGCGGTCACCATTGGTATAGTAGCGCGGCCTTTTCCAATCCGGATGGGTAACCTGAATCATAATTATGCTGACCTTGTAGGTAGTCATATTCAATTCTCCTGCTATGGGTCCTATTCATCGCCGGCGATGAAGATCAGCGTCTTCATCGCCCGCGTCCACGCGACGTACTGGAGGTTCAGCTCCTGCTGGTACTGATGCTCCTGCCGGGCCCACTTGGAGGGGCACAGCTCGGGCCGGTAGATGCCGACGACGTTCCACTCCCGGCCCTTGGCCTTGTGCATCGTGGAGAGCGTCAGCACGCCGTTGGCGTCCGAGAACAGGCCCTCCAGCCGGGCGACCAGCTTGGGGATGGTCCGCTCGTTCTCATTTAAGCTCCCGATGACGGTCAGGATGCAGGCCACGCGATCGGAGACGGCCTCCGCCTTCCCCTCCTCGCCCTTGGCCGTGAACTTGGCCACCTCGCGCGAGCGGAACGCCTCCAGCTTGCCGAGGAGGTTATCAATGCCGCGCGCCCGCTGGCGATGGATCAGCTGGACGAGGCCGGCGCCAATCTCCTTGCCGAGAACCACGCAGCCCACGCCCTCGGCGATGAGCTTGAACGCGAGACTGATCAGCGGTGAGGTGTTGCGGCAGAGGATGGCGTCGTGGGCCCCGAGCTGCTTGAGGGCGTCCTTGAGCCCGAGGTTCAAAACCTCCCCCTGCTCCGCCGCCGGCGCCACCTCGAAGTATGGGACGAGGGAGCGCGCCAGTTCGCCGACCGCCTTGGGGCAGCGGTAGCTGACGGTCAGGGGGAGTTCCACGCAGTTGAACTCGTGCTGGATCAGGTCCATCGCGTCGTGGCTCGCGCCGGTGAAGCCGTAGATGGCCTGCCGCGGGTCGCCGACGGCGATCAGCCGGCCGCCGGGGCGGAGCGCCAGCTTGGCCAGCGCGCGCCGCACGGGGTTGGTGTCCTGCGCCTCGTCAATTATGACGTAGTCGTTTTGCCACAGCCGCAGCCGCCACAGGAGCGGGAGGTAGAGCTGGTCGTCAAAGTCAATCATGCCCTTCTCGGCGCGGCGGTTGGACTCGGTCAGCACCTTGCGGGCCAGCTCCACGGCGCGGGCCTCGGTGGCCTCCTCGTCGTCTAGGAACAGGTCGTGGTGCTGGATCAGGTCGTACCAGCGCTCATCGGTGTCGGGGACGAGGCAGCCGATGCCCTCTCCCTTGGCGAGGCCGACGAGCTTGCAGACGAAGTCCGCGTACATCTCGTGGTCCTCGGGAATCATGCGGTCATGGCAGATGGTCCGCACCTTGGAGGAGGTGTTCTCCACCTCGGCCGGCTTCTTGCCGAGGCGCCTGCAGACGGCGTTGAACCCGACGGAGTGAAAGGTGGAGGCCCGCACGTTCTTGAAGGGCCGGTTCAGCTCCTCGCCGAGCGCTGCAATCTTGGCCTTCATCTCCTTGGCTATGGCCGTGTTGAAGGCGAAGACCTGAACGGAGGCGCTCTCCGGCAGGCCGGGAAGCGCGCGCACGATGGAGGTGGACTTGCCCGAGCCGGCCACGGCCTTGACGGTCGCGGAGCCGGCGCCCTCGGCGATGAAGCTGAACAGGGCCCGCTGGTAGGAGGAGGGCTGGAAGGTCATGAAACGTCTCCAATCGGTTGGTGGCGCGGGCGGCCATGTCGCTGCCGTCCCGGACCATGGGAGGATGTAGACCCACCTCGTGAAAAAGTAAACCCCCTTGCGGGGGTCTACCGGGGATTATTTCAGCTGATGGAACTAGGCGCTGGCCAGCGCCT